GGTAACACCATCACCCACCCCACGTTAGGACAAATGTATGAATACGATGGTCCTTTCTCTCGCGCCTAATTTGGCTCCCCGAGAGAGGGTTCGTATATTCATGGTGTAAAAGGAATTAAGGTTATGTTAGTAAATGTTAGAGTAGTTGCCCAGGTGTTTGAAAACAAAGCGTTCGCAGACGGTGGGGAAAATTATCGACCTAAAGGGTCACAGGTGTTCAATATGCCTATCGATAGTGATGTTGTTATGTATGCTGATTATTTAGTTACCGCTATTGAAAGTGTGTTGAAACGTTTGGGTAATGATTTGTACACGTATGAGTACCTGGAACACGATGTTGAGTTTAAGGATGACATCACATTGCCTGAACAAACATTGACAGAGGCTTTGATGATTTTGCAATAAAGATTTGGATACCCGAATCCCTGTTCGTATATTTACACCGTAATAAGAGTTAATAATAAAGGTTATGTTAAAGAATTTTAAAAATGGTTATGCGGTTGCTCAAGGTAGCAACGTAGCTAAAAACGAGAAAAATGATTGCGTGGTAAGAGCAATCGCTAATGCATGTGGTGTTTCTTATGATGAGGCACACAAATTTTGTAGTGAGACTTTTGGCCGTAAACAAGGTCAGGGTACTCAATTGTTTAGTTTTATAATGAAGCAGATCAAAGGCATTAAGTTCAATGGTCCGGCTCAATTATCCCTGTTTGATGATAATAATGGTAAAGTGGTTAATGTAAAACACATTGGCGACATGCCTAAAGCGGGTGGTAAGTTAATCAACCCAAAATACAAACATAAAAAAGTAGCATTTACCGTTAAGGAATTTGCCCGTCGATTCAATAAAGGCAATTACATTGTAGCAGTTAATAAACACGCATTGGCAATATGTGATGGTGTGATTGTTGATAATAGTAATTACCAGACCGATGGATATAGACGTGTGGTAGAGAGCGCATTCCGTATTTCATAACCTAACATAACCAAATATGTGGAATGTAAGGCCCGCCCCATTACGGGGTAGGGCCCTACTACTATCTCCGTACGCATGTACTGGGTAACTGGCTAGTACTAATACGTGGTGTATAAAGATAATATATGGTACGTGCTTAGGGCGGCGGGCGTACGCCGTATGTACAACATAAGATACCACGCGCGCGGATGTCCATACCGCGTGGATATGCGTAAAAAAGGATTTAGATATAAAAATGTATCGAGTATAACTCTAACCCATCGATAATATATACTTATATCCCCACAATGTAATCCAAAGTTCCATATAGGAAAAATTTTTAAAAATCCGTAGATGCGACCCTCGAGAGAACGACGATCTTTAAACTATGCGAAAATATATACAGATATCTTAAGAGAGATTTGGCTTCCCAGGAGATGTTTCGTATATTTACACGGTAAATAAGAAGTTATGATAAACGAGTTATTAGAAAAAAGAGAGATTTTAGGCGACATTGCAGTCGAATTGTATGGTGATTTTTGGATCACAGAAGAGGCATTTTGGGGTTCTACAACAGAACAACAAATGTTTGAGGTTACAGAGCAACTTAATGAATTAGGTTGGGTAGATCCAGTTTCGGATGAAGAAATCGAAATGGCCGACAAGATCATGGAAATGTTAATCAAAGAAGGAAAAATTAAAGACTCCGACAAATAAATTTGGCTCCCCCGGAGGCCTTTCGTATATTTCCGGTGCAATAAAAAATAAATAATAAAAGTTATGCTAGATTTAAGTAAAGATCAGTTTTTGACAATGGAGCAAATCCGTGAACAAGCTCCATCAGTATTCACTAAAAAAGGCTCTCACGAGACTTCAGACAAGTACACCCACATTCCAACAGATCGTATCATTGAAGATATGAAATTGTTAGGTTGGGGAGTTGTCGATGCTAAAGAGGTTAAAGCTCGTAAAAATTCTACAAAAGGTTTCCAAAAACACTTGCTAGTGTTTAGAAATGATGAGGTAGTGATTAATGGAGATGATGGTGATACAGTGTTTCCTCAGATCCTATTGACAAATAGTCATGATGGAAAAAATAGTTTTACCTTTACGGCAGGTTTGTTCCGTATGGTGTGTGAGAATGGTTTAGTTGTTTCAACTACCGAGTTCGAAAATATGAAGATCCGTCACATGGGTTATGATTTTGAAACTCTACAAGGTACAATCAAAGAGATGGTTGAGCGCCTTCCATTAACAGTAGAATCAATGAATAAACTCCGTCAAACAGAGATGGAAGAGAAACAAATTCTTGAGTTTGCTCGTAAGGCATTAGATGTTAGGTTTGGTGAGAACAAAACCAATACCCAGCATATCAAAGTTGATTTGAAAGAGTTTGTTACCCCAACTCGTAAAGAAGATTATGGTAATGATTTGTGGAGTGTATTTAACGTCGTTCAGGAAAAGATTATCGAAGGAGATTTCGAATACACGTTCGGTTCTAAAGTCCGTAAAGCACGTCGCATTAAGAATTTCAAGCAAGATCTTGAACTAAATGCTAAATTATATGACCTCGCACTTGAGTACGCCGGGTAATAGAGTTTGGATAAACGGTACATTTGACGTGCTCCACCCGGGGCACGTTAAATTATTCCGTTATGCTAGAATTTTGGCTGGACAAAATGGTACTATTCATCTTGGTATTGATACCGATGAGCGCGTACGTAAAGCTAAAGGTCGTTCCCGTCCTGTCAATTCTCTTTCCACCCGTATTTCCAATATTTTGTCTATAGCAAAAGTAGATTCGATAGCATCATTTGCCACGGACAAGGAGCTCAAATCGCTTATATGCAATTTAAAACCGAAATACATGGTGATTGGCGACGACTATCGTGACAAACCTATTATTGGTGCCTCATGTATCGAAGAAATATTTTACGTCACAAGAGATGAGCACTCTTCGACGAAATTAATTGATGCTCAATAGTATATACGTATTTATGTATTTTAAACGTCCGAAAGAGAGTTTTGGCGATTTTTTATGATTAGATTATCTAACCCTTTTTTAGCATTCCTTGGTACCTTTTTTTATATTTGGTCTTGGTTTACTACTTCTCTTATGCCCTCTTTTTTGTTTGGTGTTTGTTTTGGAATGATTTATTTAAATTATAGAGATGAAAAGAATAACCGTTGAGGAAGCACAAGAGTATATTCCTTGTAAAGAAGATTTTACTTCTAAAGGTATTGAAAAAGCCGAGTTTTTTACTCTAACCCCTTCTCCTAAAGGAGATGGATGGGATGATGTTACCTATTACACTGCTAGAAAAGCAAATATGTATGTAAACCGTGATGGTGATTATGATTCTTGGGTTTATATCCTTTCAAATCCTACTACTCCCGGCCTTTATAAAATTGGGTATACTAAAAATACTCCTGATGAAAGAGCAAAACAAATTTCAAATGCTACGGGTGTGGCCCTTCCTTACAAAGTAGAATGGGCTTTTCATTGTTATGATGGTTTTGGACTTGAGCAAGAGGTTCACCATAAGTTAAATATTTACCGAGTAAATAACAATCGTGAATTCTTTCAGATTTCTTTAGATGAAGCTAAAGATACTGTTGAGGAACTTGGAAAGAGATATGTGTAAATATTTGGCTTCCCGAAATCTCGTTCGTATATTTACCCTGTAAATGATGAGATAATAAAGGTTATGAAAGAAGGTTTTGAAATATTGTTGGAAAAGGTAGCACAACGTTTAGCTAAGGGTTATAAACCACACCGTGCAACACTTAATAAATTATATGCATGTCAAATCGATCCAGCGTTTCGCGAGTACAGATTGAAGGCACGTACAATGGAGCTCAAAGCCGAGATTGCAGAACGCCAAGCCGAGATCGCTAAAATGTTTAGTGACATTATGAGCGGTAAGGGACGTCAATGGGAAACAGTTGGTGAGCCAACAACACACAATATTAAATTTTTAGGATAATATGGACGCAGTACTTAAACTAGACATTAGAAATATGATTGCTGATTACGAGAACAATCGTATTACAGATCATGAGTTAATTGATTTTCTTAAAGAAATAACAGCAGAATAAAAAATAAGAGTTATGTTTACAGCAGTAGAAAGAAGTGGAAAAGATTTTATGGGTTTTACCTGGTATGAGGTTTTCAAGAATGGTAAAACTACAGGTAATTCATATAATGCATTGGATGAAGAACATGCCATTGCAATGCACAATCAACTTAAAAAATAAGAGTTATGGTACTAGATTTAAACCAAGAAATGGCTTGGATTACATTCATGGAAGATGGGTGGGAGACCAAGTGGCATCCTGTTACCGATGGGAAAGGTGAACAAATGGTATTTGATGATAATGTCATGGACTACTGCCGAACACAATATAACGGTGGGAATGGTCGTGAATGGACATACTTCGGTATTGCTCCTACTAGTCAAATGTTGTTAAAAAACGCAGTTCGAGATAATTTGTAATATGGAAATAGTTCAAATACCCAACGAAACAATTAAATTTTCATATGGTACTGTTGATAAACATGCTGTAGTATTTCAAGATACTATTGTCTATACCGGCAGTAAACCTCAATGTCATCGATTTGTGCATTATATGGAAGGTTCATCACCACAAGAAATATTAGACCGAGTAAAACTAAAATAATGGATTATAAAAACACACTTACTCCCGAATTTTGTGAATTAGTTCAACGAATTGAAGATTCAGGACTTAATGCTGAGGTTATAGCAGAGGCATTAACAACAATGCAAAATCACCCACATGCTTCTCCTCTTCTTTGTTTGCAGATTGCAGCATCTGAGTGGGATGTTTAAAAATTATTTCGTATATTAAATAAAAAGAAAGTTATGTCAAATAAAGATTTAAAAATTGAATTAGTAAACGAATTATCGTTTTTGTTAGGGTTGCAAGAAAAAGTTTGGAGATATCATCCAAATAATCCAAATGCGATTAGTGTAGTAGATGAATATGCTAAATTACAAGCGGATATTGAATTAATTGAAGAGCAGTTAAAACAAATGGATTAATGCTTTGCCTCGGTGGTGGAATTGGTAGACACGCCGGACTTAAAATCCTGTGGACAGTAATGTCCGTGCCGGTTCGATCCCGGCCCGAGGTACAAAGTAGGGGAGTAAAACGTAAAATCCTAAGATTACAATCGACGGATTGCTTAGGTAGGGACCTTGATGCTGAAAGCGCGCTATAAAGGTGAAGCCCCTCGATTATTATGCCGGGAGTTATCCATTCGCGATGGTTACGATAACTTTAAAATAGAAACCCGGTTACATATGGACTCGTAGCTCAGCTGGATAGAGCATCAGCCTTCTAAGCTGACGGTCGAAGGTTCGAATCCTTCCGGGTTCACAAAGAGAGGTAGTGAAGCTACAATTATATGAATAAAGGTAAGGGTTTACCTCCAATATAGTAGAAACCCCGAAAGACCCGAAGCCTCTCTTAAAAGATCCAATTAGGTTGTGTATGCAATTAGCTCCTCAACCTCTTGCACTTGCAGATGTAAAGTGATTGGATCAAAAGGAAGATTGGCAGAGTGGTCGAATGCACTGGTCTTGAAAACCAGCGTACCGCAAGGTACCGTAGGTTCGAATCCTACATCTTCCGCATAGGACTTTTAGCTCAGTAGGTTAGAGCACCTGACTCATAATCAGTAGGTCCCTGGTTCGAACCCAGGAAGGTCCACAAAAACATTGCAGTAATATGAGATAGATATCTTAGAATATAGGATACATTTTATATTTATTATCAAAAGTAGTAATATGAAATATTTTATCCTTTCATGCTTTGTGTTATTTTCTTCATTATTTACCTCTGCAGAAGAAAAAGATACAATTCCTAAATCTGAAAGTGTTTTTGGAGAGATGGCAGTAAATGTTTCATACTACAATTCCCTATCTATTAGTATAGAAAAAGAATTTACTTATGGTAAATTTAAATTCGGCCCTAGAGCTGAGTTAGTGAATTTATTTACTACTGAAAATTATAAGGGTGGGGATTCTACATATCAAATGAATACTCAATTCAGACTTAGATTAGTTCAAGTAGAATATCAATTAAACGATAAAATTAGAGTAGGAATTGCTCCGCTTTGGTTATTAGGTCCCCTTCCAAAAAATGGATATTACAAGACACCTACAACAATTTATGCCCACATTCAATTAAAAGAAGGATTTTCATTTGAACCTTCAATTACATCATCTAATAGAGAACTAATCCAACTTTCTTTTAGAAAAATAATATAGCTTGGCTGTCTCCCCTTTTCTATTTATATTTACCCCATAAGTAGTTCCATTAAAAAAATAAAAAATTATGGAAATAACATCATTCGTTTTAGGGGTATGTGCAGTTATCGTTTTATTGATGATTGTGGGTACGTTTATGAATTACATGACAACAAAAAGACTTCAACAACAAATTCGTAATCACGACACGTGGTTTGAAGGAGAAACAAGAATTCGTTCACAACAACATAATGATTGTATCAATTATACAGATACTATCAATAATAATGTTGTAGACGAACTAAACCAACTTAAAAGATACACTGATTCTCGTGTTGATAAAGTTATTAATGAATTAGAGAGAATCAAAAAAACATATATTAAAGAATACTAAAATAAATTAACAAACCGGAACTACTTATTCAGGAGGGGCTTAGGCCCCTCTTTTGTTTATATTTATTAATATGGACGCAAATAAAATATTTGGTTTATTTACAGGAAATTACTCATCAGAACAGCCTTCTGAAGGAGGGGTTAATTTATTAGAAAATATTGAAGAAAATCCCTTATACTGGGTAGGAATGTTTAAAAAACTTATAGCAAATCATCGAAATTTTAATAAAAAAATCGCGGGTTTTATAGCTCAAATGGAAGAAGAACTTAACACATATGACGTTGAAACCGCGGGTGAATTTGTGACTTACAACAGGGCATGGTATTGGATATCTAAAATTGATATAACGCAAGATAAACACCAATATGCGGTAAATCATTACAATGATAACCACCTACAAACATATCTTCAATTTTCTATCTCGTTTTGGGAGGAATATGAGGAATATGAAAAATGTGCCCATCTAAAAAAGATTTGGGATTGGTGTATGAAATCTTCAATCTAAACTTGGATTCCAGAAATACTTTAGGTATCTTTAGGATACAGGGTTAAGGGAAAAAGGGATAATAAGAGAGGTAAGGAGAAATGAGGAAATAAGGGGGATAAGGAACCCGGGTAATATAAATAATAACGTTATGCAACATAGAGAAATCATCACACGAAAATTAGAAATGACAGAGGGAAAAATTTCCCAACTAGAATCATTATTATCTCGAGGAGGTAATCCAAGTGATTTTAGAGAAATTTTAAACCAAACAAAAGATCTTATTCAAGACGTAAAAGATTACGTTCAACGAGAACCTCGCACATCGGGAGAATTTAACAAATAATTTTATATAATGGTTTTAGAAGCTAAGGATATCCAAAATAATTGGGTACAATTTATTGCTAATATTGATGCCCATATTACTGGGGATAGAAAGCAAAAATTAATTGAGTTTTATGAAAAGTATCAAGAGCGTATTATGCTTATGCCTGCTGCTCATAAAAAAGAATATCATAATGCCTTTCCTGGAGGTTATGTTGAGCATGTAAATCGTGTTGTGCGTTGTGCTCTTAAACAATATGATCTTTGGGCTGAGGAAGGAGCAGATATAACTACATTCACAAAAGAAGAACTTGTATTTTCTGCTATTAATCATGATCTAGGTAAAATGGGTGATGAAGAAAACGAATCATACATCCCCCAGACTGATAAATGGAGAAAGGAAAAACTAGGTGAAGATTATATGTTCAATACCAAAGTCCCATTTGCTTCAGTTCCCGATAGAGGATTATTTATGCTTCAATCCCACGGCATCCAATATACATTTAATGAGATGTTAGCAATCCAAACTCACGATGGGTTATATGATGAGGCAAATAAAAAATATTTGTTCGCCTACATGCCAGAACAAAAACCACGTACTTGTTTACCATTTATCCTACACCAGGCAGATTTAATGGCGGCTCGTATTGAATTTGAGCGTGAATGGTTACCTAAGTTAAGAGGGGAAAAGGATAGCTTGGATGGGCAAAAAGAGAATTTTACATTAT